TAGCTGTTGGAGTTGTAATAGCACCTTCATCATCTACTTGAAATCCTGTTATAGTAATATCTTGACAGGTTAAATTAAATAGCACGGGTTCACTTACAAGGTTTTGAGTTCTTATATGATATGGGCTTCTAGCTTTTATTAATGTACTCATTTGTTAAGTGTAAATTTCAGAAATTCCTCTACGTCTAATCCGTATGCTTCTATTAATTCGTCAGGTAATGTTTTAAATGCGTTTTGGAATGGTTGTGTAAAGAACAAACTAGGTTTTAAACCTTTGTTGAATATAGACCGTGAAATTAAAAAAGCGGTTGATTTGTAACTCATAAACTTTCCTTTCTTGTCAGTAAATTGGAATCGTTTACTTTCTACCCATTTTAATATTCCATTGCTTAAACCACCTTTCTTTCCTTTACCACTTCCAAACTTTGCTAGTGTTCCATATCTTGCCGTTTCTGGATAAGTTGTTTTTGCACCTTTAACACCTAAGTCCTGAAAGTATGCGTAATCTTCCATTTCAAAAGTAAGGTTAATCGAATTGGGAGATACGTTAACTTTACCATCAATACTATTAAAGAGCTTCTTAGAAACGTTTTTACCTTTCTTAGTTAGCATTGCCCTACTTTGGTTTATTACTATCTGTTTAAAGGTATTTAATGCCTCGTATGTTTTTCCTTTTGTTAGCATACTGTCATATCATTTTGTACCAATACGTCAAATGTAGCAGCCCATCCCGCTAACTTGTTTTCAAATCTATCTACAAACGGTTCACAATTTACACCACCTTCTAATTGGTAAAGTTCGGTATATAAATCACCACGCTGTAAGATTGCAATAACTCTATTCAATACGGCTAGTTGTGTATTTAGTACATCTTGCTCATTGTCGTTTCCTACAAAATCATCTGTAACCTCTTCTTTGCTTTCATCTACAACGTCCATTGCTAGGATGCTAATATTAAAAGTAAGTGTGTTTGTTCCTACCGTACAATTGTTAACTATAAGATGCGACAAAGGAAATATTGTCTGCTTGTTTAAATCCACATCATCAAGGCTACCATAAGTAACTGTGTTTACAAATGGTTCTGCATTTAATGCATCTTTAATTTTGTCGGTTATGTTGTAAAATCCTTTCATCGCTTTTTAATTAACTGTCTTTCCAGTTCGTTCTTTTCTTTTTCAAATGCTAAAAACATTAAGCACTCGTGTACATTTAGTCTTGTAACCTCGTCAAACTTGGTAACATCTCCTTTAGTGATTCCATAGACGCTTTGATACCATCCCCATTTTTTTCCAAATGATGCAGTAGATGAGTATTCTTGTCCTCCTTCAATTCCCTGCTCAAATAGTTCAGGGTAGTTTCCAGCAGTTCGCTGTTTAAATTCCAAAAAAAAACCATTGCACCCATTACCACATCAAGTGGCATCTTCTTCATTATATCAGCATCCTTTAAGCCATCGTATTCCTCTATCTGATACCTATCTCCCTTTTGGAGTTTAATCGGTCTATATAGCACTCTCATTGCTTTGTGCATAGAAGCCCAATCCCCTAAGTTCTCATCAAGGTCTATATACTCCCCTAAGGTCATATCGTCTAGGTTTGTTATAAAGCCGTATGTGATGCCGTTTAACTCAAAGGTAGGTATTAACTCATTCTTTGTTTCAAACGCTTTGTTAATGTCGTCTATAACGCTTCTAACGGATGAGAATTTAATCTTTGCAATATCCTTTAGTTCAAGGTTGCAAAATATCTCAACTGTCTTATGTAGTAAGAAGTTACTATCCGCATTGTCTTCGGTGTTTATCTTTTCGAACTTTTGATACTGCTCTAGGGTAATATCATTTAAGCTGCTTGGTACTATTATTTCAACTCTCATATTAATACAATAAAATTAAGTGGATTATGTATAAAAAGAAAAGGGAAGTGTTTCCACCTCCCTATTCCGCATTACTAATTAAAAAACTAAAATCAAAAACTAATCTTTCACTAAGATACAAATCTTTTGTACATATACAAATACATTTCATTAATTTTTTCTTCTAAGGCTTTACTATTTTGCTCGTAGCTGTCTTTCCCTAGTTTTAATTGTCCTTGCATATCCATTACAAGTTGAACAGGATATGGCTTCTTAGACCATCCTATTCCCATTGGTCGCTGGACTACAAAGAACTTTTGTTCCCAACAAGCCTTATTGATTTGCCATTGTTCTAAGCGTTCCATAAATATAATAATAAGTCCATTGTTGCTATCATACCTCCATAGGCTACAACCATAAAAGTTGTTACAGCAAATGCTGCTTTGATTAATCTAACCTTGTTTTCTTTTGCGGTTAATTGTTTAACTAATCGGTACTCCTGTGTTTCTTGAATCTTCATAATAATTTGTTTTTAATTTAAATATGCTTCAAAACATAAACCCGAACAAAATTCTTTTTCTGTCGGTAGCCCACAAGTTTCGCAGGGCTTGTCATCGGTATCTCCAATGCTTCTTAAATAACTTTCGTACTCATCTACTAAATAACTCATATCGTTTGTTTTTTAAAAGGGGCATTTCTGCCCCCTGTTTGTTTATGCTCCTGTGTAAGTATAGTTATCGTTTTCTTTTAGTGTTTCTCCTTTCCATTCATAAATTCTTTTGTTTGTTTTCTTAACTCTAAAAGACTCTCCTTGTATTTTAGTTCTGTTAGGGTTTACACCATTACTGTTATTATACTTACCAATTGGCATTAAGGTATAAAAAGATTTTGTTTCTTTAACCAACTCAAAGAAATTAATTCTTGTTCTGTTGTAACCTGTTTCTGTGTAAAAAATTTGCGTTGTCATAATGTTTGTTTTAATTGTTTAACACTGTAAAGATATAAACATTTTATAAACTACAAAACTTTTTTTACTTTTTTTTAATAAATAAAATACTCTCCCTTATTTGGGTTCTCTAGTTGGTCAGTTAAAACGTAACGTGCAGCATCTATACAATCAGGGTGAAGACCACTTGGCTTTTGTAGTGTATTGCCTTCTTTATCCTTTGCCCATATATAACCACCTAATTCTCTTTTAAGGTTCTTAGAACGGCTTGTAACGTATATCTCGTTTTGGTTCATTAGGTTTATTCCATATACTACTGAATCCCTGCCTTTACTTACACCGTGTATATTGTGCCCGTATTGTTGTAGTTCTGCAATTGATTTAGGTTCTGCTGAATCTGCTACAATGGTTTCCTTTATTCCGTTTGAATCTAGGAATCTACTTATATCTCTGTTAAGCATTCCTTTCTTATAAAGAACCTCATCGTATATATAGGCATCATTCCATTTGTACAATGCTATTAAAGTTGTAGGGTCAATAGAATATCCAAAGTCCATTCCATATCCTAGTAGTCTAGCTTCGACAGGGATTGTATTAATTTCTTTCCAGTCAGGAATACAAGACCCTTCGAGATTTCCAACAAGTCCATCCAAATAAACCCTGACCCAATTTTTCCAAAAAACAGAAGTCTTTGCTTTCTCCCTAGCTTTCTCCAACTCCTTTACAATAGTATCTGGTAAAGCATCATTGTCTTTATAGGTTAACGTAATGAAATCCGTGTCGGGTTGCCCTATCAATTGTTTGTCTACCCAAAACAAAGCAGCTGGGTTGTAGTCTAAAAAGATATGGGAATTGGTTCTTATGGCGAGTTCTTGGTAAGCATCGAATCCTGAAATAGTATTTGCCTCGTTCACAAATAGCACATCACGTCTTGCCCCTCTTAATTTACTGGAATCATCGGTTGAGAACATTTCGATATAACTTCCATTTGTGAAAGTATATCGCATCAAGGATTTATTGTGTTGACTTTCCTTGTAACGATTTAACCCTTTAAGTATTTGGATAAAGTCTTTGTAAGCACCACGTCTTAATGCAGGAACAGTTCCTGTTACAACTGATATAACCTCCCCTTCATTCTTTATAGCGTAGTCTATAAGGATAAGAAGTATGCAAATGGTTTTACCTGCACTACTCCCCCCCTTAATTATACGAACCCTTTGGTTTAGTTCTTGTAATTTGTCAAGTGCTTTTGTTCTAACTACCTGCATCTACAAAAATAAAGGTAAATCTTCGTTAATGGTAATGTCCTTAGTTTCTTTTGGTCTTCCAACATAATAATCCAAGTACAACTTAATCCATTTAATATCTCCTGACTTTACACCCTCTGCCATTGCAGCTAATGCATCATCTTCTAAAGGGCTTAGTCTTTCTACTAGTTTGATTTCTTCGCTCTTAGGTTTACGTCCTGCAAAACCTTTTGTCGAATGACCACCGTTATTTTTTCTTCCATCCATAATTAAAAAACATTAATTAATTAATTATACAATAAGATTTGTAACGGTTTGTTAAACACTAACTACTTATCCTTGTAGTAATCTTCAAAGTAAGTCCAGATGGATGCTAGTGTTATAAACCAAATAAGTAAGAAAAAGAAAAAGACACTTCCCATCATAGTTCAGCGTATTTCTCATAAGCGTTCTTCTCAAACTTACTAAAGTATTTGAGTAGCTTATTGTGTTTGTCTTTTAGTGTATTGTATTTCTCTATACTGTTGTTTCTTTCGTTTGTCATTTCCTGCTTTTCTCTTGCAAACCTTTCAATTATTGTTTCAGGTGCTTCTTCTTTTATTTCGGTACTAATCTTTTTTAGTGTTGGGTGTATGTTATCGTATGCGTTTATTTCAGCTTGATACATATTAGGGAAATCTAAAAACGATTTGAATATCTTTAGTCCGTGTATTACAGTTGCGTGGTCTTTGTTTATTGTTTCTCCTATTGCGTTTAATGAGTGTTTAGTAAACTCACTACATAATCTGTAATAAACCGCTCTAGCGAATACGTATTCTCTTTTGCGTGTTTTGTTGTCTAGGTTTAGTTGTAGTTCTTTTTCAACTAGGTGTTTAATCTCTTGTAGTATCTCCATTTGTTTTTTCTATTATGTTGTTTATTGTATCGTATCTTGCTTCGTTTACTGCTTTTAAAATCCCTGCACAGGCTTCGTAGTCTTCTACATCCTGATAGAGTTGTATCACGTCTTCTAACTCTTGTAGTGAAACTCCACTTCTAATGTCTAAAAGGGCAAGATAGTAAAACTCTTCTACTATGTCTTTATTCAAATTGTAATTCTTTTTTTAAAAAATCTTGTGTTAAAGCGTAAGTTTTTACATCTCTAATTTTTATAATGTTTTCATTATTAACAATATCTTGGTAATAAGCAAACCCTCTAAATTCATAATTAGGAAATTCTCCAATCATCAAAGCGTAAACATCCACCTTCTTTTTTTCCTTTCCTAGTCTTACTAATAATTTGCCAGTTCTGTACTTTGTCGTTTTTACATCTACTGAAATACCATTTCTTAATACAGTATCAAATTTATTAAAATGATTTTCCGATTCATTTGTAGAGGAATCAAAATCTGTATTACACAATTTACAAAAAGCAAGTTCAGCACCAAACCCATTAATATTCATATCTCTAAACCGCATTGATTTGTCAATCTTGTAATTGTTTTTAAAATAATCTCTGCCTTGTGATTCTATTTTGTCAGCCATTTCTTTTATCTGTTGCTGCTCATTCAGATTTAAACTATATTTGCTTCCGTATATTAACTTCATATCTATTGTTATATTATGTCTTTATTCAAACCTTTGGTTTTATTCCTTTTGAAAATTTATTTTCAAGTTCTGTAATTGTATATTTATCGTGTAATTTATTATGACAACTTGAACATAAAACCTGTAAGTGATTTTGATATTCTGCACCCCATCTTCTGTATGTCTTGTGGTGTATATGTAATTGTTCTTTCTTAAATTTCTTCTTACACATTTCACACTTGCAACCACGTTTTTTAAGAAGAAAACATCTTTTTCTTTTCCATACGCCACTTTTTAAATATGCTTTATGATTTTCTTGGTTAGTAAGTAAAGGGTTTTTTTTATATATTTCTTTAAAAGGTTTTATTTTTATTAATGTTGATTTAGTATTTCTTTTTCTTTTTCTTTTACTCTTTTTGTTAAATGTTGATAAATTTAAAAATCCTACTAATTCTGGGGATATTGTTTTTACAGCTTGTATTACTCCATCTAAATGTTTATCATTAATAATTTTCTTATGATTAATTGACACTGTTACCATAGATTTGTATTTAGGTAACACGTTTTTGTATTGTTCATTTAGTCTTAATTGCCTTAAAAAAACAACTTGTTTTTCATTTAAAGAATATACATTATTTTTTTTCTTTTTCACAATATCCCTCTCATCACATATTGGTCAAGGTCTGTATCTCCTTGAAAAAAGTATTTGTAGTTTTCGACTGCTGCAAAGAATTTTTCTTCGCCTCTTGCTATAAAGTCATCTGACGTTTCAAATATTCCAATATCACAACTTGCTTTGTCAATTACTAAAAACTTAAAATCATCTACTTTGAACATTCGCTTATACATATACGCTTGTAAGTCGTAGCCGTACTTGTCAGCACTCCATTTAAAAGAGGATAAGTCAGCACTTGTTTTATAGTCTATAATGGTATTACCTTGTATTATATCTGCTTTCCCTCTAAAGGGTAATTCCTCCATCATTTCTATTGCAGGTATTTCAAACTGTGATTTGTTTAGTAATTGTAGTGCTGCTTCGTTTCTAAGGATTGCATCCGTTAATCGTTCTGCTGCTTTGCGTTCTTTGTTTAAGAATACTTCTCCGTGTACTTCTTTAGCTTCCTTATATATTTTGGTATTCTTAGTGGATGCTTCTACAAAGTGCAACTCATCTATTTTGTGTGGTTCAAGTACCATCCAATGGGCTAACTTACCTGCTGATAATGCAGGGCTTTCGTTGTCAGAGTTTCCGTACTTAATTACATTCCTGTAAGTCTTTGGACTTTTAAGAATCATCTTTAGACTACTGCTTGATAGTGCGTGTTTGCCTAAGTGTCCATAGTAAAAGGTGTCATCATACATTTGAGTGAGTATTTCTTCTTTGCCCCAATGTTCTCCGTTTAGTAATGTAATCATAACCCCCTGCTTTTTAATTCTTGTTCGCATCTTTCTACGTGTGCAGATAAATACTCATCTCTATTTTGAATTGTAAATTTTAAACGTGCTATACTCATCTCTGAATACTGTTCTGTAATGTAGTCGCTTTCTTTGTAATTCATAATTGTTTATATTTCTATTTTACCTGTGTATTCTGACCTTTGTTCGTTGTACCAATCAACGTATTCCTGTATATCTTTCTCCCAATTATCCCAATGTCTATCTATGTAACTTAAATCTGTTTTTAACCACACAATAACATAACCTCCGTCAAGCCATTGAATACTTTTTACTCTGTGCACTTCTTCAAATAAACAACAAACGTAATCACCTTTACTTGGAAGAATTTTGTATTCATCAAATTTTCTTTGAAATAACTGCGTAAGATTTAAAAACCATTCGGACTTTGCATCTGACATTTCTACATACACTTTCATAATTGTTTGTTTTTAATTATGAAGCTAATTACGTAAACTTTTTTGATATAAACAAGTTATTCACTATCTTTTTCTTCCTCGTCTAGTTCAGGTGGGAATTTAGCTTCCAACTTTTCTATTCTGTGCAAGGCTACCACAACGGCTTGTTGAGTTAGTTTTAATTCTTGCTGCATCTTTATTAAGGTTGATTCTTTCATTCTACTGGTGTTATTGATGTTATTCCGTTTTCGTCAAACTTGACGTTCATTTCGCTTATTCCATCTTCCAAACACATTTCCATAAATATTAATATGTTGGTTAAGTCTTCCGCTCTCATTTAAGTTGTTTAAGTTTCTCGATGTACAGAATAGCGTCCATCAATTCCATTTGCGTGTGGTTTAAAAACGAATAGAAGCCATCAGGGGAATCATAAAGGGTTGTTCCATACTTTTCTATACCTACTTCCGAACGTTGCTTAAATCGCTTTATAACATCATCCACTATTTTGTCTGTCTGTCTAAGGTCGACAGGAATTGTAGTGTTTGCGTTTTCAAAATACTTACTTACTGAATCACTCATAAACCTAATTTTTCTTTGTTTTTATATATTTCTAATTCTTTTTCTAATCTTAATATTTCTTCATCTGCATTTCTAGCTCTTTGTATTGAACGTGTGCTTTGGCTTCTGTACTGGTCAAGTGCAATATGATAATTTCCCCTGTCCAATAAAAGTTTATTAGTTAGTAAGGATATTTGAATAATAGCACTCCTAACTTCTTTTAGTTTTTCGTTATCAGGTTTTGCTTCGCACCACTTAAATACATTCTCTTGAATGATTAAAAGGTTAGTAGTAAGGTTCAAGTCATCTAAGTTATCAAACTTCTTTTGCATTGCATCTCTCATTAGAACTGGCATTTTTTATTGTCGTAATATATACCTATTTTATTTAAAAACAAAGTAATGGGTTCAGTTCCATACTCGTAATTTTTCCATTGACCATTTACATAACGTCTAGTAACAAAGCAGTCCTTTAAAGGTATATCTGTATTTTCGTCTTTATGCTCGTGTTCTACTTTAAGAACCAAACCACCATCTCCCCATCTGTCAACTATTCGGGTCAACAAGTACTCTTGTCCTTTAGGAATTTTATTGTATCTTCTTTTTACTTCGCCTAGTATTAATATCTGATTGCTAAACTCAAACACAAAGTCTACATCGCTTGGATGTATCTTGCCATTTTGCACACCAGTAAAATCTACGGCTTGATTAACAAGTTTACTATTTCTAATTAAACTCATTTATTTATAAGTGTTATACAATTTGACTAACTTCTCGTAAACCGTACTTCTAAATGCACAAGAAGAACAACCCACTACCTTAGTGTCAAACACTCTTTCAAATATTGTAATGAATTTCTTTTGGTCTTCGCCTGTAAATTTATTCTGTTTACTTTCTATTGAATCCCTAAGCAAGTTGTATTCATCTTCTTCTAAGCATTTAGGTTTATCGTATCGAAATATCTCATTTAGTTTTTCTTGACGTTTATCGCAGCCACAATCTTCGCCTGCTATAAATTTTACAGCCTTTGAAATTCCAGTTGCTTCGGTTATTTTTTGAATAGTATCCCCCAAGCCCTCACTTTCTAATGAGTGTTTAGCTTTCCAAATTCTGTACTCTTTACTTCTTTTATCTCCTTTAAATTCTGTCATAATCTTGGTTTTTAAAATCGGCAAAATCTTCGCCTAGTTTATCTTTTAAATCTTCTTTAAGGTGTTTTAATGAATTATATATACTTACCCAACTTATGTTGGTTTCTGCTGCTAGTTTTCGCATACTCATATCTGTCTGCGAATATAGTTTCCATAGCTTTCTGTCGTACCAGCCCCAAGTATCTGCAACCTCATCAACTAGCAAACATATCTTATGAAATGCTTCGTGTTCTTCTATGTGGTCAAAGTCGGGAATCTGTATTGAAAATTCTTCATCGTCAAGGCTGACTTTGGTAACTTTCTTTTTCTTGTTGTAATATTGGAAGTAGAGGGAACGAAGTGTGAAATATATATACCCTCTTGAAACTACCCCATCTTTTATAATCTTTTCAGGGGTAGTGTATTTTAAAATAACGAGGTACATCTCCTGTACCAAGTCTTCAGCATAAGTGTACTCTCCAAAAGAATGAACGATTTTAATCCACTCTTGATGTCTTTCGGCTACTAATCTAAGCCATTTGGTTTCGCCCATACTACTTGAATGCTTATGCAAAGAATACAGCATTGCAAAATGTATTCAGTTTCATCCTCAAAGTTTTCACTTGAATATAAAGCACCGAATACAATCCCAACAATAGGTGCTATTTGAATCTCTGCATTATTTAATTGCCCCCAAAATATAAAGAGGACTGCTATTATTGATAAAGTTAAAATTATTGGTATCATTAGAAGTCTATTATTTCGTTAATGTCTGTGTGTCTGCTGTGTAGTATATCTCTATTTAAGAACTCAAACCCTACATTGTTTTTGCTCATTCGTAATTTCATTGGTTGTTCGTATGGTGTACATCTCCCGCCTGTTTCCGTTTCTTTTATTTTGAGTACGTGAAGTTCCGAATACATCCACAAGCTTGGGTGGTTGGTCATTCTATGAACACAATAGCAATCATCTGCACGGTTTCCCCATTTTCCCCCTCCTTCAACTTGGCTCATTGATAATGGTTGAGGTAAGTTTTCGTATTCGTGTCCTTTAGGGTATGTTCTTCTCATTGCTTCAGTTACACCGTGTGCATTTAAAAATAAAGTAACATTCCTATTTTTTGTAAAAAGTCTAAACTCTGATGCTACTTGATAATCGTATTGGTGTCCTCCAACGCTTCTCATTAATTGGTTGTCTATTGATAAACTATTATATGGGTCAATCATTAAAGCATCGTAATCCCAAGCATCCTTTATGTCGTTTACTTCTTTCAATAAGTCTTTATAGGTTACCAAATCTTTTACATCTATAATCTTAAAATGAGAATCACACCAATTAACAGCTTCCGATATCTCTTTTTCGGTTGCGGTTTGTATTGGTTTGCCCATCTTAAATTCTATTATCTTTCTAACTATGCTTTGCGGTGTGTTCTCACTAGACCAAATTAAAAACTTTAAATTGTGTCTAACAGCCCAAACGGTAA